CTCTGTTCATCCTCGGAATGTTGGCGGGACTTCTCTACGCCGCAGCCGCGTTCGTTCTCATCGCTCTTCTCGTGCCACCGTTTTGCGTATGAACGAGGACGAAGGGCCGGAGCTGTTCGACCTCGACCCGCGGAACCTGCTCCCCTTCACCTGCGAGTTCGAGCCGCATGACCCGAATGTGGAGATGCTACCGAAGGGATACAGGATTTTAGAGAGCCCGCGCGATTATCCCCAGGCGCCGGCGGAGGGTATGGATAGGGAGTGATATAGTGCGGGGATGACACTCGACTTCGTAGGGCAATCGTTCACCCCTACAGTCATGAAGATCGCATGCCGCCATAAATATGCGCTGTGTTCATGCGGCGCAGTTTGGTGCAAATGGGCGTGTGGCTTCTGGCAAGCGAGCATATTCGGCGGCACTCCTCCTGCTCTCAAAGAGCAATGCGAGTTTCACAGAAACGTATGACCTTTTCCGAGGCGGAGCAGAAGAAGCATCGCGCCGCATTCATCGAAGAATGCCGACAGAAAGCGTGGGGCGCTGCGTGCCATGCCGAGCTGATAAGCAAGCAACTCGACGAACTTATGGCGCAATACAAGAAGCTCAACGACGAAGACCAGACACTTGAGGCGGAGATTAAGGCGTTGGAAGTCGCGCCCGATTATCACACCGTCGAGAATCGGCTGAAACGAAAGACGGTACAGGAGCGGCGCAACGTCCTCGCCAAATCGAAGGAAATCATGGGTGCCAACATGCAGCGCGGGCAACAGGCGATGCAGCAACTTCACCAAGCGATCGAGAGCGGCTTGGAGCTGGCGAAGCATGCGGAGGGGTGGGGGTGGAAGGAAGCGCAAACGTAGATAACGCTGCTGCAAGTTTTATGGTCGCCGCCAAGTTCCATTGAAGGGCGGACACCTTGGTATAATGATACGGTCGCCCATTAAAATAATTGCGCAAGTGATTTTGGCATTGCCTATTGTACTCACGGAGATATCGACTTCTACGCCTTTTGCTTTCTCAAAAGCATATGCTGCCGTGGAGGACATTGTGTCGGTACTTATAGAGATAGTATGTCTGTCGATCCGTAAACGCGCATCCGGGTGTCCGATGAGTGTGTAACTTCCGAGGACTGCATCCTCGTATCTACAATCTGGCGATCCTAGAACACAAAAGTCGGCCACGGCATCTCTGTTATTCAGCAGCATTAATGCGATGGCGGCGACAATCATTCCGGCCCATTTCATCTTTCTCTCCCCCGATAGTGTAAAATAGCGTAATGCGCATTCTACCACCTTTCGAGGAAAAAATCCGGCGTTCCATCCGCGACGAACTCGCCAAGAAGCCAACCGTCACGATGACGGCTTTGAAGGAGCAGCTCGAAAAAGAATACGGCCGCGATTTCCATTTCAGCTACCTGCGAAAGCTTGTCGGCAAGGTGCGGAACGAGATCAGCCATGAGATCGACACCGCGAAGATCGAACCGCGTCTCGCTGAGCTGCGCGAGAACTACCGCGTCATGCGCGACGCTCTGCTAAAAATCGTCTATTGGAATCCTGAGACCGATGATATGGCGGGGATGCCAAAGCCACTTGCTCGCGACCGTGTGGAAGCAGCCAAGAGCGTGGTGATGCTCGACCTCGCCATCCTCAACGCCGAAGCCGCAGCCGGCATGTACAAGAAACCCATCGAGGTGATCGCGCGGGAATTCCGCTACGATCCGCTGCCACCCGAAGTCCGGATGGTGATTATCGCGGCGTGGCAGCGTGGGGGGATGTTGCCGAAGGCGACAATTCAAGAGATGATACCAGCAACAACGTAAAGAAGCTCTTTGTGCTCCCGAGGGGGAGAAGCGCATGCAGGTCGCCAACTGCTATATCCGCGTGACATATCGCGACCTGGATAGGTCAGAGTTTCAAGAACTCTCGCGAACTCTATATCACGAGGCAGAGGCACTCGCGGCGCTGGTTAAGCGCGGCGAATACTTCGACTACGCGCTTGAACAGGGAACATTGTTCCAACGCATCGTCGTCGTAGGGATGATGTTGATCGGTGGATTGGTGAAATATCACGATCTGCGCGAATCAGTAATTCAAATGTCACACGATGCCGAAACCTTCGGAACCAAATCATTTGATGTTTTTCATGGGATAACCCGAACTACAGAAAAGCACGACCTCTATAAAAGAAAGACCTCAAGAGATTTGAGTAGGGTAAATCGTATAATCGGAAGCTTCGATGCAGTTGAAGAGGGTCATCTGTCCCGGTTGGAGCGGCAAGGGATCAGACAGCAAGTCATCCACGACCTAGCAGAGCTTGTGCGTTCGAATCGCAATGACCCCGAGATCGCCAAATTTATCGAACTATTGCCGAAGGGCGAAATTCCCGATTTTCCCCAAACGCCAGAGCAAGCGTTGCGTATGGATCAGAGTTATGCGCACACGAAAGCACCCGCCCACCATGTTGAGCATCCGAGACAGTTGCACGATCGTGCCGCTGGAGAAACTCATCGTCGTTTTCACGGTCGGGCGTCGATCCGGCATTAATAAGCGGGCGCTGAGCAAGGTGGCTCAAAGTGAGCAGCGTAACTCATGCTATAATTGTCCGCATATCAGCTTACCCGTTCGAGTGTGTGCCCGTCTGGTAAGCCGGGCGCACGTTCGAGCGAAATTGTATGGAGCACACAGGTCAGGGACAGATTATTCGAGCCGAAGCGCTGACACAGGACAGCAACGGTAATTGGGTCGCGGCGAAAGCGGAGTATCACTCGTCGTGGTTAGACAAGATCGGATGCCGCATCTTTCGCTGGCATAAGTGGTCATTTGACTTGCAACGACTCGGCCGCACTCTCGTTGTGCCCGACATGATTCCCAGCCATGCCCGCTGCGTAAAGTGCGGGACATTCTTTGGAGTATGATCTCCTACGAACTGGCGAAGCAGTTGAAGATGGAGGGATTTCTACAAGGAGGAAAAGGCGACGACCTCTGGGACGATTCGGGAGAAATTGACGAGGAGGGACATATGGCATACGCGCCGACCCTCGACGAACTCATAGAGGCGTGTGGCGAGCGGTTCGGTTCTCTTGGGCGAGATTGGCTTGATGACGTGGGTCGCTTCTGGTGCGCGATTGATCGTGGACGAGAGCAAAGAGTACCGCCGAGGGTAGAATGTACTGGCTCAACCCCCACCGAAGCCGTAGCGCGCCTGTGGCTCGCACTCAACAAAGGCGTATGAGCGACAACCAAACCGCAATCCAACTCCTGCTCTTCTGGCGCCGCACGCTCTACCGCTTCGAGAAGCGTCTCAATCCGCAGATGCGCTATAACTGGCGTATCGCTTTGCTGTTTTTGTTGGACAGACGCATGGTCGCATTATCGCGGCACGCTTTGTCCGATTGGTATGGAGATGTTTCCACCTCTTTGTGATGTATGCGACGTAGAATTGGGGATGCGGGGGCGACCGGGTTGGGAAATCCCGTGCCGGAGCTCATCAGCGGACGGTCAACGGGCGACGAACAGCGCGAAAACCTAATTCGAGCCGCCGCTAAGGAATGCTATGAGACCTTTGGCTTCAAGCAATACGGCTACTGCGACGCAGGCGAAGAGGGTAATGAGGTACGGCTCGGTGTAGAGCCGGCATATCAGTACGAGCACCTAAAGCTAATCATTGTAGCCAGAGAGAAGGACTGCTCGCGCTTCATCACAGGCCGCGCCTGGGGGGCATGGGGTAGCGAGATTGCCAGCACAATGCGCGAGTATGGCGACTACAAACGGCGGTCGAAGTTCGTTCGCTTCATAGATAAGTGGCACCCACGCCTGTATGCGGCCGGAGACGCTTCAGCTTGAGCGTCTCGTTGACGACGTTGAAATCCGCCGCGCAGCGGCCAAGACCCTCAAGGGCTTCTGTCTCACTTACCTTCCGCATCACTTCCCGGCCGACCTCTCGGATTTCTTCGACGAGATGGCTGGCGCGCTTCAGGACTTCGATCAAAAGCGCCTTGAGATCATTGGATTCCGCGGCTGCGCCAAAAGCACGATGGCGTCGCTCGCGCTTGTCTTGTGGGCCGCGCTCGAACATCCCGACCAATACCCGTTCATCATCATGCTCGCCGACACGCGCGGGCAGGCGAGCATTAATGCCGCGAGCGTGCAGCATGAGCTGCGCAACAACGAGCTGATCCTCCGCGACTACGGGCATCTGAAATACCGGAAGCTCGACGACCCGCGTCCCGAGCCGACGTTGGAGAGCGACGAGGATTGGCAGGCGATGAACTGCGTCCTCGACAACGGTGTGCGCATTCTGTCGCGCTCGCGCGGACAGAAGATACGCGGCGTCAAACACCGCCAGCACCGGCCATCGCTCATCGTCGCGGACGACGTGGAAGACCTCGACTGGGTGCGCTCGCAGGAGAACCGCGACAAGAGCGACAGGTGGTATCGCGGCAACGTGCTGCCGTCGCTCGACCAGGACGGCCGGGCCATCGTCATTGGCAATTGGCTGCACACCGATGGCCTCATGGCCCGGCTCAAGAACACCGGCATCTTCAAGGTGCTTGAGTTTCCGCTCTTGCGGGAAGGCGACGGCACGGAGATAGAGCGCTGCACCTGGAAGGCACGGTTTCCGACCCAGGCAGCGATTGATGCCAAGCGCCAGGAACTCGGCGACATCGGCTTCCGCCGCGAGATGCTGTTGCAGGTCGTGCCCGAGGAAGGGCAGGACGTGCTGCCCGAGGACATCCACTATTACGACGATCCACCGTTCGACGATGGCAACTATCTGGGCCACGGCGTTGACCTGGCGATCAGCACGAAGGAAAGCGCCGACTATACGGCCATCGTCAGCGGTGAGGTCGCCTACGAGGACGGCCGGCTCGCAATCTACATCCAGCCCCACCCGATCATCCGGCGCATGACGTTCAGCGACACCATGGATGCGCTCAACAACGTGCGGCACTCGACGCAGATGAGCAGCGAGTTCTTCGTTGAGGCGGTCGCGTATCAGCAGGCGGCGATCGAGGAGATGGAGCGGCGTGCGTTCGCGGTGCAGCCAATGCATCCGATCAAGGACAAGCGGGCGCGGTTGCGCGTGGCAGCGCGGTACATCAAGAACGGGACAGTGCGGTTTCCACGAGCAGGGTGTGAGCAGCTTTTGACGCAGCTACTCGGGTTCGGCGGGGAGAAGCACGATGATGCCTGCGACTCTTTGGTCTACCTAATTCTCGGGGTAGTCGGCGACGGGGTTGAGGAACAGAAAATTCATTACGTCTAAACGGAAGGTCAAATGGAAACCCAGCTCGCTGGCGGACTGGGTTTCCATTCTTGAATAGCAGCGGTTCACTTGCGAGGGTCGCCCTCCGGATTACCTTCTTCGGCGGCGTCCTTCGCTGCCTCGGATTCCGCCGCGTTGTCCGGCAAATTCGGGTCAAAATCTGATGGCTTCGTGCCACCGTTTGAACCTTCGGACTGGCTCTTGCTCTCTCCACCTGACATGACACTCTCCTCTCTAAGATGCCCCCAGAACCGCAACAAAATGAGTCGCCGGTAGGTTCCGGTTTCCGGGGCGCAGCATTCCGAGTATCCCCACGCCGCAACTGAGTCCTCCACCCCAAGGTGCTACACTTAAAGCACCTTTATGCCCGAATTCTTGCGCGGTTTTTTAGGTGGCGTCGAAAAAAAAGAGACCCTCCCGGTCAATCGTTTCGAGGGCATCACCGCGCGCGGCGAAGTGGTGTTGCGCGATCGGCGCGGCACCCGCAGAGCAGAAATCCCGCAAGTCAGCGAGAAGTCGTCCATCCTCAGCGACTCCCTCGCGATCTACAAGCCCGATGGCGCCAAGACCATTGACGCCGCAAAGGCGATGGCGAACTTCACGGGCTGGACGTTCGCCGCGGTCAATGCCATCGCGCGCGAGGTGTCCGGTATCCAGCTCCGGCTCTATCAGGTCAAAGGCAACGAACACCAGGAACTCGATGACCATCCGCTCCTGACGCTCCTCGAAGGCGTCAACGAGCACATGACTGGCATCGAGCTCAAATACACCACGACGGCGCACCTGGAGCTCACCGGCAACGCCTACTGGCTGCTCGATGGGGTGAGCGACGACCGGACACCTCCCCGTGCCATCTACCCGCTCAATCCCGGCCGCATGCGGGTGAAGGTCAACAAGAACAGCTTCCCATATAAGCTCGACCATTACGAATATACGATCGACGGCAAGGTCTATCGCTTCGAGCCGTACCAAATCCTGCACCTGAAATATCCTGATCCGCAGGACCCGTTCGTCGGCGTCGGCTTCGTCCAGAGCATTCCCGTGTGGATCGATTCCGACAACTACGCGATGGAATACAATCGCAAATATTTCATCAACGGCGCCGGCATCGGCCTCTACCTCACAACGCAGAGCAATGTGGAAGGTCAGATCGACCGCATCCGTCAGGGTTTCAACGACAAGTATTCAGGCGTCGAAAACGCTCATCGCGTCCCCGCTTTCCCGAAGGGCGTTGACCTCAAGAATGCGGGCGTCACGCACCGCGACATGGATTTCGGCAATCTCGCCGACAACACGCGCGACCGCATCCTGGCGGCCGCTGGCGTGAGTAAGACGATTCTCGGCACTGCGGAGTCGGACACGAACCGATCGACGGCGGAGACAGCGGACTACGTCTTCAGCAAGCGCACCATCAAACCGAAGATGCTGTTGGTGATCTCGTATCTCAATGAGTTCCTCGTTCCACGATACGGCGACGACCTTTATCTCACGTTCATTGATCCCACCCCCGAGGACAAGGAGTTCCGCACGCAGGAAATGCAGGCGGCGGTCGGCAACATGCCGGTCATGACCCAGAACGAGGCGCGCAAGACGTACATGGGGCTCGGGCCGGTCGCAGGCGGCGACAAACTCATGCAGCCATCCATGATGGTTGAAGCCGGCACGACGGATCAGCCAGAAGGCGAGGACATGGCGCCCAACCTCGCCAAGACCGTCGAAGGATGGCGCGCAAAGGCGGTCAGAGTGCGTACGGGCGGAAAGTCGGCTCACAGCGCTTCCGCACAGATGCGCCGCTCGCTCGCGGACGCCTTCAAGAAGCAGCTCGATAAAGTGCCGGAGTTCCAGGTCAAAAGCGTCAAGGATTTAAGCCACGCCGAGTACATGGAGCATTGGAAGCGGTTTGCCGACCGCACTGAGCGCGCCGTCGCCGACCTCCGCACGACCTTCAAGGGCATCAATGCGAAACAGAAAGCCGAGGTGCTGTTCAATCTGCCCGAGGCGACCGGCGTTAAGAAAGCGTTGGGCGACCTGTTCGATGTGAAGGAATGGATCGGCATCACGATCGACCTCGCGACGCCCATCCTCATGTCGCTTACCAGGGACGAAGCGACGGCGGCGCTGGCGATGATCGGCGCAGAGCATCAGGACATCCTCGCGGACGAGAGCGTTCAGCAGGCGCTCGATCGCGGCATCTCCAAGATGGCGACGAGCTACAACGAGACGACGCTATCGCAGCTCAAGGACGTTCTGAGCGAGAAACTCACGCAGTCGGGCGGCACGAATCTCGACGAGCTAACTGCGGCGGTTGATGGCGTCTACAGCTACGCCGATGAGCGCCGCGCGGGCCTCATAGCCAAGACCGAGAGCTTCCGGGCGGCCAACTACGCCAACAAAGCGGCGTGGCAGGCGAGCGGCGTGGTCAAGACGGTCCTTTGGTATACGGCGGAAGACGACAAGGTGTGCCAGTGGTGCGCCGCGATGGAGGAAAAAGGCCCGATCGACATCAATGACAATTTCGCCAACTCCGGCGATTCGATATTGGGAACCGCCGGCGGCATCATGACCGCTGATTACGGCGACATCGAAGCGCCGCCTTGCCATCCGGATTGCAGGTGCTATCTGAGGCCCAGCGATATTGTGGTATAAACAAGAATAAAGGTATTGCATTTTATCGAAAGTAGGGTAATTTAACTCCCGCTGGTCCGATCTTCGGACCGAAAGAGGAGAGCTAAAATGCAAGCGTTGGGCGTTTTTACGAATCGTGGGCTTCACCGGCTACTCGCCGAAGGGGGATCACAGGCCTGGAAACTCGATCCAGAGCGGGCGCGGAAACAGACCTACCTAGTGTGCTGTCAGAACAGAGACGATGGCGATTGGGGAGAACCCACCCACCCACAGGGCACTGGGTTCCTGATCGCGAAGATCACGAGCGTAGAACCGTCGCCCGAGGGGCGAGACGGCCGGTACATCATCCGCTTCAACGAATACGCCGAAATCGACATCGAAGACATGGCCCGTCAATGGCGGAACCCTGTCCGCTACGTCGAGCTCGGAAAATTCGACATCGACCCGAATAAGCTGACCTTCAAACGCATCGCTTCGGATGAAAGGGAGCCGCCTCGTGCGACTCCCCCCGTTGCGCCGCTCGACGTTACCGCCCTCGACATCGCCAGCGCAAAGAAAGCGCTGGCAGCCTTTTACAAGGTTCCAACAGCATCAATCGAAATAATCATTCGCGGCTAGGTGTTATAATTTTCGGGTCGGCCCGATGATTTATGTCCCTCGATTCCGTCGCCAACTTCGTCCAAGTCCAGGCATCCACCGGGTATTCGTCGAGCGCCACGAGCATCGCCTTGCAGTCAGGGCAGGGCGCCAAACTCCCGGCGGCACCCCACAACCTCATCTGGTGGAATTCGACCGACTATCCCAACCCAGCCAACGACCCGAACGTCGAGATCATCCGCGTCACGAACATCGCCGGCGATACGCTCACCATCACCCGAGCGCAGGAAGGCACGAGCGCCAGCAGTAAGAACACTGTCAGCAAGACGTACAGCTTGGTGTTGGGTATCACCGCGAAGATGATTTCCGACCTTGCCGCTCAGACCGGCAACGGTGTGCCGGTCGAGAATGAAGTCGTCAGCGGTTCGGGCACGTCGTGGACGCTCGCCAACACGCCGGTATCCGGTAGCGTGAAGCTCTATGCCGGTGGTGTGCGCATCACGCCCGGCGCCGGCAACGATTACACGATCAGCGGCACCGCGATCACGACGACCGCGAGTTATTCCACAGGCGCGTTAATCGCGGACTATCGCAAATGATATGATTAGGAGCGTATGAAGCATGTCGTCAGGGGTTTGTTTGTAGCAGCGCTTGCCTTCGTCGCCTTCGTAATCGTGTTGGCCTGCTTCGCCTTCGTCGCCAACGCTTCGACAACGGCCGTTCAGATCAGCAACGGTGGCACTGGGACAACGACTGCGCCGGGATACGGCAAGGTGTTGGTCGGCGATGCAAACGGCAACTACGAACTCACGGCAACGTCTTCACTTGGGTTCCCGGTTGGAGGAAGCGGCACCGTCACTTCCGTTGTCGCCGGCGCAGGTCTCTCCGGCGGGACGATCACCACGACGGGCACGATCTCGCTCAATCTCGCGAATGCCAATTCGTGGACGGGGCTTGCGACATTCAACAACGCGACTTCGACGCTTTTTACTGCAACGACCGGGTGGATTGGCACGCTCAATCTCACGAACGCTCTCTCGGTCGCCAACGGGGGCACCGGCGCGACCTCGCTTACCGGCCTTATTACGACTGCCGATCTTGCCTCAGCCAATATCTCGCAATTCACGAACAACTCCGGCTACATCACGTCGGCCGTCACTTCCGTCTCAGGTACGACGAATCAGATCACCTCATCGGGCGGCAATACCCCGACATTATCGCTTCCGGCGCTTGTCATCTTCCCTACGGCCGCATCTTCGACCCGCTTTTCCGATTACGGCCCCACCTATTTCGGAGCGACCGCGACATCCACATTCGACACAGCCGGCAATCTCAATCTTGCGTCCGGCGACGCCTATTCGATCGGAGGAGCCAGCGTCTTAAATGCCACGACGCTCGGCAGCGCTGTCACGGGTTCATCGCTTACATCGGTCGGCACGCTCACATCCGGCACGTGGAATGCCACGACCATCGCCATCGCTCATGGCGGGACCGGACAGACATCGCAACAGGCCGCGCTCAACGCTCTTGCCCCGACGCCGACACGGGCTGGCGATATCGTCTACTACAACGGCTCCAATTGGACGAACCTCGCGGGCAACAATTCAGGCACGCAGGTATTGCAGGAAACCAGTAGCGGCGTGCCCTCTTGGGCGTCCGCAGGTGGTACGGGCACCGTCACCTCAGTTGCCGCCTCAGTCCCTTCGATTTTTTCCATCTCTGGTTCGCCGATTACGACCAGCGGCACGCTCACCATGACGTACAGCGGGACGGCATTGCCGATCGCCAATGGCGGCACGAACGAGACCTCCTTCGGCACCTCGAACGGCATCATCGCCTACAACGGCACTGGCTTGGTCAATTTCGCCAGCTACACCCTGACAGCGTCGTTGCTCACCGCGACGAATGCTTCCACGACCAACCTGACTGTGAATTCGACGAACATTGAGGGCGATGGAAGCGCAAGCGATTACATCACGCCGACCCGTGCAATCAGCGCAAGCTATGCGACAACCACGACCTGGACTGGCTCGACAACCGTCCTCGACATCGGCATCGCGCCGTTCGGATTGACGATCAATACCGCGCGTTGCCACACCGACACCGGCACGCTCAACGTGCAGCTTCAATACGGAACAGGACCGACCAAGCCCGCGATGCTCTCGGCGTCCTCCACCATCGGGACGCAGTCGCTAGCAAGCAGCAACACGCCGGCGAAAGGCAACGACATTGAAATCGTTTTCGGCACCCCCGCATCTTCCCCGACGCAGGTGAATTGCACGTTTAGCGGCCCCCAAACCTCGGTCTAGTATGAGAAAAATCGCGGCGCTTTTGGCAACGATCGCAATGTTCGCCGCTGAGTTTTCCTCCGTATCCGTGGCGCTCGCACTACTATTTCTAATCCCGTTTACGGCGAACGCGGCTATTGCATACGACACCTCTTCTGATTTGGGTGTATCGGGCACGATCAGTTCATCGCCGGCTTCGTATTCGTATACCGTTACGGGTTCGAACCCTGCGATAGTTGTTGGGGTCGTTGCTGCGGGAACCACCATTACTTCTATCACCTGGAATGGAACTGCGCTCACCCAGATAACCAGTCAAAACGATACTGGTCTCGGGGGTAATCGAGTCACATATCTTTATGCACTCACCGGTGCAGCTTCAGGAACCCATAATATCGTATTCACTTATACAGGAGGGTCGGGACTTCTTCGTCCTAAGGTTTCCTCTTATTCTGGCGTCGGTCTCACCACAGACGGGTCAGGGAAAAACGAGCAAAGCGCAACGAACCTTACTGTTACTCAAACGACGACCATAGCCAATGACTGGCTTGTTGCGTTCTACAGAAGCGACAACTCGAACACTGCTGTGGCGACCGCCGGAGCAGGAACAACGGCACGTAAAGCGGACAACTACACGGCTATCATGGACAGCAATGGCGGATTAGCTGCTGGCGCCAATAGCACAACAGCAAACTTCAGTGGCTCGCCGACCTCATACAATGAAGGAGTACAGGTAGCCCTCGAACCAGTCGCCACACCAGCCGTCTCAAGCAGCTTCGGCTACTTCAATTCTTTCTGGTGGTGATCGCCATGTATGGCTGTGAAACCGAACACGAAATTGGAGATCGCCATCGCCGAAATGTCCGTCTTGTTGAAGGGTGTCGTGACCGACATCGGCGAGATCAAGACGCGGCTTCAACTCATGGACGAGCAGTTCGCGCGCAAGGAACAGGTGGATAAGAACGCGAGCGACATCGACAAGCTACGAGATTATATCCAGACGCTTGAGGTGCGACTTGCCGTCACCAAGAGCGAATTGCGGAATTGGGGAATGGTCGGCGGCGTATTCATCACGCTGATAGCGGCAGCCATCAGCGCGCTGCAAATTCACCTTTAGGGTCCTTGAGGACAGGATTGGACGCTATCTATCACTGGCTCAAGGAATGGCAAGACCTTGCGTCCGGGTTGCTTGCGTTCGTTGCCGGCGCGGCGACCGTATTCTTTCTCTGGCTCCAGATTAAGGCGGAGCGCGACCGTCATAATGACGCGACATATCGCAAAGGCCTTTCTCACCGCGCCCAGATGCCCGACGCGCTGAGCGGCATCAGTAAATTCACCGAGGAATGTTTTAGATGGCTCCTGTCATTGGCAGAGCAACATGAACTGGGCGAAAACGCTGGTGAGCGCAGTGCCAAAATGTTTGTAGTGATAGGCGCTGGTGTGTCGGACCCAACGAGACCAAGAGCTGAGATTGACATCCTGAAAGCCGCTATCGAGTATGCAGATAGCGATACCGCACTGGCAGTGTTCGAGTTGGTCTCATTCTACCAAGTGCACAACGCCCGCGCTTTCGGAGAACGCGAGCCCAATGCGGCTGAATGGCCAGATCGTCTATACGACACCACGATGTTGCGTGGTCTGGCACATCGATTATTTCCATACGCGAGAAATCAGGAAAGGACAGTCAAACATAGGGCGCTCACACGAGATGAGATGACACGCGCCCTCCGAACCGGAACTGGATTGCAGTATCAGGAACGACTCCCGAACTTGTTTCAGGGCATCGTTGACAAGATCGAGGAACGGCATCCGCAATAAGCTATCCACAGGCCGCAGCAAAGCAGCTTGACGCTGGTGTTCTATAATTGGCGCATACCCCTTGATCCCAACACCGTATGCCACTCAAGCTGAATGAGGAGATCGCCGCCGAAATCAAAGCCCGCGTTAAGTCGCTCGACCTCAAGACGCTCGAAAAAATCCAGAAGTCGAAAGACGACAACGGCACCTTCGACGTGATCATCTCGACCGAAGACCTCGACCGTGCCGGTGAGATCGTCCGCCAGAACGGCTGGGAAATGGCTAACTACAAGAACAATCCCATCGTCCTGTGGGGCCACGACTACTACTCGCTCCCGATCGGCATCTGCACCGACACCTACAAGACGGAAGTTCATGGCGTCCCGGCCACCGGCGCCAAAGGCGTCTTCTTCCCCGCCGACATCAATCCGTTGGCCCAACAGGTGCGCCGCATGTATGACTTCGGCGTCAAGAACGACGTTGGGGTTGGCTGCACTACGTCGGTTGGCTTCATCCCCAAAGAGTTCGACGAAGAGAACCAGCGGATCATCACGCGCGCGGAGCTGCTTGAGTTCAGCTTCGTGCCGGTGCCGGCCAATCAGGGCGTCGGCCCGGCGCAGGGACGCGCGTTCACGTTCGACGAAGCCCGCACTTTGGGCCTCGATATGACAGCGCTCCGTGCAAAGGGCGTCGCCTTCTCGGAAACGCTGGGCTACGTCCCCAAGAACGTCAGCGACAAGAAGGCCGCAGCCGGCACGTCATGGAGCAAGCCGACCCTCTCCGATTTCACCGATAAGCAGTGGGAAGACCTCTCGGATGCCGACAAGCGCGAGATCGCCGGTCACTTCGCATGGGCGAAGGAAAATCCTGCGGCCTCATTCGGAGACCTGAAACTTCCCCATCATCGCGCGGAAGACGGCGCAGCCGTGTGGAACGGCGTGAAAGCCGCCATGGGCGCTCTCATGGGCGCACGGGGCGGAGTAGACGTGGAAGGCGACCGCAAGGCCGTCTATGACCATCTGGCGGCCCATTATCGCCAATTCGGAGAAGAGGCACCTGAATTCAAGGCCCTCAAGGCGGCCGAGGCGGGCGATAGCTGCACCACCGACGATGGCAGTCCTGGAATTCTAACTTCCGACCCGAAAGACCCCGATGGCGCTTTGGTGTGTCTCCCGCAAGAGCAGGACAAGTCCGCGCAGGATCATGCGTCCCAAAAGTCCCTCTTGAAATCCGTCAACGACGAACACGACCGCCACGAAAGCGAAATCGAAAAGAGCTTCGACACGTTCCAAAAAGCAGCCGCAGAACAGGGCGACAAGGATGACGAGGAGGACGAGGACGGCAAGAAGGCCAAGAAAGGGCCGTCCGATGTAATGCGGGAAAACCTCAAGGACTTGCGCGATTCGCTCCACGACGAGCACACCATGCATCGTGCAAAATCTATCGCCGCGTTCCGCTCATTCGACCCCATTGAAGACAAAGCGTTTGATAAGAACCCGCACCTCAAGGCCCTGCGCGACGCGCATGACGCCTACGAGGCCAAGAACAACAAGTCCCTCGATCAGTTCGAGGAGAAGTGCATGAAGAGCATCCAGGGCGCACCTGGTGAAGTGGATGACCACACCGACTGGATCACCGGCAAGATGGAAGAGAACGCCCAAATCCATAAGAAGGGCGTCGTCAAGATCGCCAAGGCCATGTGCAAGTCCGCGTTCGGAGAGGAAGAGCAAGCCGACGAGAAAGTGCTTGAGATTTTGCAGGAACACCTCGCCGCCTACGTTCCCGAACCGATGCAGCGCGCCGTCTTTATGAAGGTCGGCGCGCGCATTTCTTCCGCCACGAAAGAGAAGCTGGGCGAGGCCCACGAACATATGAAAGCTGCAACCGCCATTGTTGAGGCACTCCACGGAGGACTCAGGAATGACGATGGGGAGGAAGGCCGCAGCGACCCCGACGACAAGTCGGGGACGACGGCCCCCAGAAAGCAAAGGTCGAGGCCAGCAGAATCTTCGGCCGGGGGACTCAATGAGTTCCTCACCAGCCGCGAGATTGTGCGGGAAATCACTACCGTAGCACAACGTGGCCTCGAACGACTTAACAAGCAGGCCAAGTAATAATCTACGGTATATAGCTTTCTAGCTATCTATGACACCAGACCAAATTAAAGCGCTGCACAAAGAAGCAGCGGGAGAAGCATTCGACGGCGTCATCAAAGAGAAGCTCATCCCGGTAATCGGGCAGGAAGTCGCTTCGCAACTTGCGAAGATCGTCGAGAACCTCCGCGTTCAGCGGATGGTATACGGCAAAGACATGACCGGCCTCGATGGCAAGCAGAAAATCCTTTTTGCTGACACCATCCGTAAGGCCGTGGGCTTCGACATCCGCGAAAAGGCCAATGAGGCCTTGATCGAGGAGCAGGACAACCGCGGCGGTTATCTCGTTTCACGCGAGATCGCCGATGCCATCGTCCGTATCGCCGCCTCGGTCGGTACGATCATGAACCAGGCAGCCAAGTGGGACATGACCACCGACGAGCTTGCGGTGCCGAACTACACCGGCGCGTTCCTCACGGGAGCGTATCTCGGCGTGGATGCTCCGGGCGTCGTGACGGGCATTGCCTTCGGGCAGGCCCAGCTCATCGCCAAGAAGTGGCAGCTCGCGTTCGTGGTCGGCAACGACCTGCTCGCGGATGCCTCGGTCAACGTCGCGGACTGGCTCCTCGCCCTCGGCGGGGAATCGCTCGCGAACATGATCGACTACCAGGGCTTCGTAGGCGGTGCGAATACCGGCGATCCGTTCACTGGTATTCTCAACCTTCCGCGCTCGACGACGATCCAGCCGAACGACACGAACGTCAACCAGGTGTACCTGGGCGGCAGTTCGACCTCGACGATGACGACCTTCTCGAAGTATGCGCTCATGGACGACAGTTCCGCCTTGATCGGCACTCTCGAAGAGTCGATCCTGGACGGCGCGGCGTTCTACATGAACCGCTCGCTCTGGGCGAAAGTCCGGATCGACAAAGACAACAACGGCAACTACATCCTGCCCTTCGCGGGATTGGCGCGGCCCGAACCGGCGGTCGAGAACCATCCGGGAGGTGGGCCGATCAAGCCCGCAGGAGAAATCCTCGGCTATCCGGTTTACACCAACCGCTGGATGCCCGCAGTCGGCGCTTCCAACGTCAACGGATTCTCCGACACGGCGAGCAACCCGTGCGTCATCTTCGGCAACATGCGTGCCTTCGCCTTTGGCGACAAGGGCGAGATGCGCGTGGCGCAGTTCGAATCCGGCAGCTTCGGCGGCAAGGAGATCGCTTTGGCGGATCAGCGCGGCATCGTGTACAAACACCGCCACGCCCTCACGCTGACGCTTCCGCGCGCCATGTCGGTCGCTGAGACCTCGGCTTCCTGATCCGGTGGCTGACCGGATGGGCGTGCGCATTCCTCCGCACGCCCGCAATCAGTCAACTTACTCGGTAAACATCTTCCCGTATGGACGAACAAGAAAACGTCGATGCTGGCAGCGACACTTCCGGCGAACAGGCCGAATCCGCGCAAGCGGAGACGACCGACACGACCGCTCCGGAGACGGAGAAGGCCGTAGACGCGGGAGGTGCTGCCGACGCAGAACCAAAGGCCGGTGATGCGTGCACGTGCCCGGATGGGCGCGCCGGCACGCTCCACGACCAGGATGGGACACTCGTGTGTCTCGCCAACCAGGGCTAACAAGCCAGCGGCAGCCCCCGCAACCGCCGGATCGACGGCGCGTGGCACAAACAACAACATCATATGCGTTTCAATCCATACGATGACGTGATCGTGCAGCCCGTGACGGCGAGCTCGGTAGCGATCGAATCGCTCACCGGCAGCACCGCTGTCACCAGCGACGCCTACGATACCTCCGTTGGTATCGAGTCCCTGATGGTTCACGTACGCGCCGAGATCGCGTCCGGCTCTCCGTCGGCAGCGACGGTTGCGTGGGCATTGCAGGAAAGTTCGTCCTCCGGGTCGGGCTTCGCTGCGGCCAACGACAACACCGGCACCGCGATCGGCGGGACGCTGAACGTCCACACGACGGCTCAGGACGCCTACGCGCGCATTGAGGGCATCATGCTCAACAATGGCGCGGCATCCGGTGCGCAGGGTGGCCGTAAGCGCTACCTGAAGATCGTGCTCACGCCGGCCTTCACGTCCGGTTCGAGCCCCGCGATCTTGGCATACGCCGAGTTCATCGGGTCTCCGGGCAACGGCATGCAGCTTCCAGTCCGTTCGGCGGTGTCGAACACGTAGCTTGCACCCTCGCTTTGCTCGTGCCCGCCATCCCTGGGCGCGAGCGGCGACGAGGGCACAACCTCGAATCAACATGTCGGAAGTCGTTTCGCCGTTCGCTTTGACCACGCTTGCCCGCGTGAAGGATTTACTGTTCGACCCCAACCTCACGATCTCGCTCACCGGCTGCACGCTCGACGGCACGACCGACGTCACGAACGTGACGGTACCGCCCGGCAAAGTGCTCCGCGTCGGCCAGACCATCACCGGCACCTATCTTCCTTCCGGCACGACAATCGCCGCCATTGTCAGCTCGACCGAGATTACCCTCTCGCAAGCTGCGACGGACAGCGCATCGGCTCAAACGCTCACCGTTGTCGATCAGCCAGTCGCGTTCGACCTGGTGCTCACGCGGCTCATCAACTGGGCCACGAACTACATCAACAACGAATGCGGCAGAACGTCGTTCGTCCAGCAGACCTACGTGAACGACACCTACAGCATCAGCAATCCGAGCCAGAAATTCCTCACGCTCCGAAACTACCCGGTATTCCCGGCCTCAGATGGCGTCCACATCGCGACCTTCCAATGGCGCGCTGGCACGCCGAGCAATCCCAATTGGACGGATTTCATTCCGGATCAATATGAGCTCGTTGATCCGCGCACGGACCCAGTCAGCGGGCAAATCTGGTACCCGTCCGGCATGATCCGCGTCTACGGCGTATTGCCGCGCATTTACAGCAACATGATCCGCGCAAGCTACACGGGCGGCTTCCCGGTCAATTGGGCAAACCCCGAAGATCACAATACGCACTGGCTGCCCGGCGACATCACAAACGTCTGTGAGAACCTTGTCGTGCGCCGCTTCACCCGCCGCCAGCTTGCCGGGAAAAACAGTCGCGCACTCGACGGCGCGACCGAGCAATGGCGCAACGCGCTCGACCAGGAAGACCTCGACGTGCTCGGGCATTATCGCGACCTTCACTTCTAGTATGGATTTTCAAATTCAGATTACCGGAATAGCGCAGCTCGTCGCTGCCCTCCAGCAAGCGCCGTCCATCGCTGCACCGATCTTGCAACGCGCGCTATCAGCGTCGCAGGCCATCCTCGCCAAGTTCACGACCAAGGACACGGTCCCGTGGCGCACCGGCTTCCTCGTGCAGACATTCCGAGCGCAATTGACGAGCGGCACGCTGCGATGGTTCCCGACCGCAAGCTACGCGCCGTATGTCGAGTTCGGTACAAAGCCGCACACGATCCTGCCGAAGAATGCCTTGGCGCTCTATTGGCCCGGAGCGGCGCACCCCGTGAAAGTAGTTCACCACCCCGGAACTGCCGCCAATCCATTCATGGAGCGTATCGTCCAGGCCGCGACCCCCGACATCAATGCGACGTTCGGCACCGCGCTACAACAGATCGTGCAGGCCATCGCCGCCAATGGAGTATGACGAATCTCGCCAAGCCAATTAAGCAGCAGATACTCGTGAATCTTCAGGCCCTCGTCGCCGCCGGCAACATCAATTCGTTCTACGCAATCGACACCAGCGTTGACCCGCTCTCGATCCAACCCACGGCCGGATACCCCTTCGCCATCGTCGGCATGCCGAAAATCACGTCCGACTTCGAGGACCAGGCCAATAACATCCGCACCTACCGTTTCGACGTACTGTTCGTCATAGACCCTGGCGCGCTCGTGAACCCGGACACGGACGTTGAGGACCTGATCGACGCGGCCCTCAACCAGTTCGACACCAATTTCACGCTTGCCGGCGCCGCCGAGGCAGCCGTCTTGCCGGCGTCCGTGCAGGGCTTACCAGTATCCACAGGGGACAAAACGATGCTCATCTTCGTGTTAACATTAGAGGCACGCACTCTGTATCAAACCGGCACATGAGCTTAGACGAACCTCAGAAGAATAAAATGATGACCGGAGCGCCGGTCAAAAAGGGCTTTCATTTCGCGAGCGACGGTCTGCACTTCGCCGAATTCATCGAAGCCGAAACCATCGCGGAAGCCACGGCGATCTACCACCAGGTCAAACGGCGCATCTCGGATGCCCCGGCGGTTGTTGCAGCATTAACCCCTGCGGCAACACCGGCTAGCGCACCCGAGCAATCCCCAACTCCCATGCAGGAAGCCACGCCGGAGGGCGATGTACAATAGAGCTATATGAGCGCGCAGAAGGGAATCGGGCGTTTAATACAGGTTGGTCTTGCCAAGGAAGGGACGCGCGGTACCGCAGAATCTTCCGCCACCTACTGGACGCCGTGGAGCGACCTTACGCTCGACGAGGCCAAAGAGTTCGCCACCGACACGCAGGCGTACGGCATCATCGAAGACAGCGTCAACATGACGGAGACGAAGAGGTACGCCAAGGGTTCCTTGCAGGGAAACATCGGCGATGAAACCTTCGGCCTCATCCTCTATTCGATGTTCGGCTCTCTCGCTACGGCCGGCTCCGGCGCTCCCTACACCCACACCTTCACGGTCGGCGAGAGCGCGCAGCACCAGAGTATGACGTTTTTCATGCACGACCCCCTCGCGGCACAGGATTACACCTACGCCAACGGCGTGATCGGAAAGCTGGAGATCAACGCCGCGCTCAAGCAGTTCATCAATTACAACGCAACGATCATGGCGCTGAGTGGCGCCACAGCCGATAGCTTTTCTCCTTCCACCACGGCCGAGAACCGTTTCGTACCGCAATATCTCACCGCGACGTTTGCCGACAGCATTTCCGGCCTCGGCGACGGCACCGTCGTGGCGCTCAAGAGCGTGAAGCTCACCATCAATAGCAGCGTCGAATCGCAAGACGTGCTTGGCTCTCTCGATCCGGCCGACTTTCTCAACCAGGAATTCTCGGTCGAAGGAACGCTCGAAGCGATCTGGAAAGGCGAGAGCGACTTCAAGACGGCGTTCATGGGGCCGACGCCGCAGGCGATCGAATTGGATTTCCTGAACAGCGATGTGACGATCGGCGACTCAAGCCACCCCGAACTGAAGATCACCATTGCCAAGGCGACGTATCAGGAACTCGGTCTGGCCCACAAAGTGAAGGATTTGCAATATCAAACCTTGAAGTTCAAAGGCGTCTATTCAGTAAGCGACACCTCGATGCTCAAGGCCGTCCTTACCAACAGCGTGGCGAGTTATTAACGGCGAGCGCTTGACAGCTTTCGGCAAGGTTATACTGTACAGATATATGACATTACTTATCGGGTTGATCGTCAGCGCGATTAGCACCGCCATTGGCGTGGAGGCGACAAAGGGAGGGGCGAGAGGATTGCGGCGCTTGTCGGCAGTACGTGTGCCGGCGCTTGCCGTTCTCATCGTTATCGGCCTCATCGGGTTCGGTCTTGTCGAGGCCGTGCTTACGCCTGGCGTCTAATTTTTATGGATCGCGAAAACAAACCCTTCATCACGCCGAACAACCACACGGTCGTGCTTCGTACGTATCTCACTGGCAAAGAGTCGCGCGAGCTGAACGCGATCATGTATGCGAACCTCACGATCAACGCCGACGATGCTGCGGCGGGCAAGATCAAGCTCGGTGAGATTCCGATGGCGTTCATGATCCCGCAGCAGCAGAAGGCGCTCGAATTTCTTGTCGTATCGGTTGATGGAGATGCCAGCGAGCCGCTCGCGAAGCTCGAAGCGCTGCCGGAGGCCGACTACAACGCCGTGGTCGCCGAACTCCCCAAAATCCGCGTCCCTTTAGTGCAGAAGAACTGAGTTCCGCGTGGAGGCGATATTTTTCCATCGGGGCGGTTGAATATCCCGAGCAAACAGCCGTCATCATCTGCCGCGAAATGAAGTGGGGCTGGGAAGAATATCTCTCCCAGCCCGAGTGGTTCGTGCGCATGCTCACGTGGCTTATAATTGAAGAGTCGAAGCACGCCTCGCGGCAAGCGTCATAGCGTGCATTACGACAACGGCTTTTGAATGAAACTCAATTACAGATCGTCATCAGCGTCCTTAACAACGCATCGGCCGGGCTTGCATCAATAGGGGACTCACTGAGCGCCGTCGCGGATCAAGCCGCGAGCGCCGGGGAGCAGATGTCCGCCGACATGCAGTCGTCGCTGAGCGCCACTGAGGAGGCGGCAGCGGCTGCGGCGGACGCATCCATCGCTTCCTGGGGCGATTTTGGCGATGCGGTGGAGGCCGACATATCTGCCGCCGCAACTGCCGCACAGGGCGATTTCGAGGGAATGAGCAGCGCAGCCCTCGCTGCGGCCGACGCTGCGAGCGCGGCATGGCAGGGTTCCGTCGGTGAATTGAATACGGACTTGGCCGAGCTTCCCGCCGCTGCGGCGACTGCCGGAGCAGAAGCGGGAGCCGAACTTTCCGGCGGCCTCGAATCGAGCATCTCCTCCCTTGGCGGCAAGCTCATGGCAGGGAGCGCCTTTCTCGGCATTGCCGGCGCTGCGCTCAGCGGCGGCGTCGGTGCGGCGATCGGACAGGCCGCCGACCAGCAAGAAGCACTCTCGAATTCGACCCAGGAGCTCACCAATCTCGTTGCGGCTAACAGCAACGGCTTTTCGGCAAATGCGACCCAGATCGGCGACCTCACCGCGAAAATTCAGACCTACCAGGCCGAGATCGCAAGCGCGCAGGCCGGGCTGCTCCAATGGAACGGCACCACGGCCGAAGTGAATGCGACCCATGAGAAAGACACGGCGGAGATCGCCACCGCAACCGCTGCGATGCAGCCCTACCAGCAGCAGCTCGAAGCGCTCATCAATACCCAGGGGCTCGGGTCGCAGTCGGCCCAGTCGCTCCTCGAATCCTACATAGGACTCGCCAGCAACGGCACCGATCTTCTCTATTCGTCCTTCAATGACAGCTTGAGCGCCCTGGTGACGTTCACGAACGAGATGGGCGCCGGGCAGACGACGACGCTGGCCTACAACGACGCGCTTGCCCTCCTCGCGAGCGGCAAAGTAAGCGACATGAGCACGGCGGTGCAGGATGTGACACAAGCGTTTCAGGGGCAGGGACGCGCGCTGCAACAGATTATCCCGGCTCTAAAAGACGGTGCGGGGGGCGCGACGGCCCTGAATGACATATGGGCCTATCTCGGCACTACGGTTCAGAAGAACGCTGCCGACCTCGCTCCTCAAATGGCCGGGCTCGCCAACAATTCGGCGATGCTCGGTGCTGCGATGGGAACCGACTTGCAGCCCGGCCTCACCAGCGCAACGCAGGGCGCCAATACATTGCTGCAAAAGCTCACCCAGTTCTCAACGGATTACCCGGGCATTAGTGCCGCTTTTCTTAGCATCGCGGGCGGCGTAGGAGCGCTCGCAACCGCGCTCGGCAGCATCGGCTTCGGCGCGGGCGTACTTCTCATGCTTGGCGAGGCCTTCGACCGAATTGCAGAAGTCGGCATCGGGACTGCGTTCTCGACCGCACTCAAGCCGATCACCGCACTTTTTGGCGGCATCCAAGACATCTTCGCTGCCCTAATTGCAGGCGATCCGGTGACGCTCGCCATCGCCGCCGCTTTCATTGCGGTCGCAACCGCAATCGTCCTCATCATCACGCATTGGCCCCAGGTACAGCAATTCCTTGACTACGTGATGAACTCGACCGGAGCGATCGGCATTTTCAAATCCATGTGGTCGGACATCGCCACCATTTTCGACACAATGGTGAAGCCGGCCCTCCAACAGCTCCTTCAAGAGTTGCAACCCGTGATGCCGTACTTGCAGCAGATGGCGGAGATTTTCGGTGGCGCGCTGCTCATTTCCATCGGCATCATCGTGGCGCTCATTCTCGGATTCATCATCGCGTGCTCGTTGTTGCTCGCCGTGCTCGTCAAGATCGTTGATTTCATCGTCGGCATGTGGATGGGCGCATGGAACGAGGTGACGACCGTCATTCAGAACGTGATCAGTTGGTTCGACCAACTGCCGGCGGCCGTCCAAAAAGCTGTGCAGGGCGCCGTAAGTTTCTTCCAGCCCCTCATTAGCGCATTCCAGACCGCCTGGAACTTCGTCAACGAGATCATGAACGCGCTCAAAGGGCCGGTCGGCTCGGTTATCTCAAGCATTTCGGGCGGCATATCCGGCGCGCTCAAAGCGTTCGCTTCCGGCGGCATCGTGAACAGCCCGACGCTTGCCCTCGTTGGCGAGGCAGGCCCGGAGGCGATCATCCCGCTATCCGCGTTCTCCGGCGGTTCAGGGCTCGCAAGCGCCGGAGCAGGCGGCGGCGGCAATATCATTGTGAACATCAACGGCGGCAGCTATCTCAACCAGGGCGGCGCGCAGCAGATCGCTCAAGCGCTCGCGACCATGATCCAGCAACAGATAAAGCTCAAAGTTCGATGAGTTATGCCGTCATATACATCGAGCATACAAGTTTTGAACAACGACCATGACATCACCAGCACGGTGCAGTTCGACAGCACCTTCAATGTACAGTCGGTATTAACGAAGCAGCGCGGCCAGTTCCAATTTAACGTCAAGGCCCCGCAAGCGCCCACGCTCCCGGCCAACCTCCCGCAAGTCGGCGACGACATCTACGTTAAGTACACCATCAACGGCATCAACAAGCTCATCTTCGGCGGTACGCTTGTCACCAGCGAGCCAATCGTAGATGGCCAGAGCGGCGGCGTCGTCCTTCTCTATCAGATGACGGCGATGGACTGGGGCTACTTGCTCGATTCGAAGCTCGTGAAGAAAAACTACGCCGCGATGGACCCGCACGACATCGTCGTCGATCTTATCGACAATTTCTGTCCCTCCGGCCTCGGCATCACGACGAACCACGTGCAGGTTGGAAACTTTCAGGTCTCCTCGATCCAGTTCAATTACCGGCCGGTCAGCCAGGCCCTCCAAGCGCTCGCGCAGCTCATCGGCTGGGACTGGTACGTTGACGCCGACAAAGACCTCCACTTCTATTTCGCCGAAGGAGATGCAGCCAGCAGCTCCGAAATCATCCCGGCTCCTATCACCATCGACGACACCAGCGGCGAAATCGAATGGCCATCGCTCGACGTACAAGTCGATATCACCAACATGAAGAACAGCGGGTACGTGGTCGGCGGCACGTATGCCAAGGATTTCGTTCTCGATCCGAATCCCAACGCCACGCCACCGCAATACGCGCCAGTGGACGTGTACACCAGCGTCGCCGGTACCTTCGTCTATCCGCTCGCCTACCCCTATGACCAGAGCACGCTGACCGTCACGCTCGCCGGTGTCGGCCAATCGATCGGCACCGACCAGCAGACCGACCCCACGACCGTTGAGGTGCTCTACAACGATTCCGGCCGCTTCATCCGCTTCACGAGCGATCCCGGCGACGGCAACCAGATCATCGTACAGGGCGAGGCACAGATACCGATCCTCGCGCACGTTTCCAATCCCGCCTCGATAGCCCAGATGGCCGACCTGTTCGGCACCGACGGTGAAGTCCAGGACTCGATCATCGATTCCACCATCCTCAGTGTTCAGGAAGCGCAAGCCCGCGCGCAAGCCGAAATCGACATGTTCGGCCACCCGGTCTACACCGTGAAATTCAACACCATCAGCGAATACACCAACGAACTCACGATCGGGCAGCAGATCACCCTCAATTCCGCGAAATTCGGCGTCTCCAACAAGACGCTCATCATCAAGCAAATCAATTTCGTTGCCTACAGCCCGATGCAGCTTGAAGCCCAAGTCCAATGCCTCGGTTCGCAAACGGTCTCGTACAACGACATCATGCTGCAACTGTTGCAGAAGGATACGGCGCAAAACTCGACTTCCGACTCCACCGTGCTTCAGGAGCTTATCCCCATCGAGGAAGAACTCGCCCTCTCGGACTCGATTACAATTACGGGAGCAGCGGGACCGTATGTGTGGGCGCCAGCACCATCCGAAGCGCAGAGCGCGGAGGGCGGCGCGATGTACGGTTCGTTCGGATACGGCGGCTTCGCCTATGGCGGCGGCTTGCCCTATGCGGACGATGCGCCCGCGACGACACCATTGCCAGTTATTCGATGGGGATTTTTCACGTACGCATGAGCAATCAAACGAACATACGAGAGAGAACGATCCGCGTCAGCGGGCGCATCAAGATAGATACCTACCGCGCGGGGATGGTTGATCAGGCCGCGCTCTATTTGGAGCAGATCGCCGGCTACAAGAAATTGCTCGCGAGCGTTCCGTCAGACGAGTTTTCACAATTTCTCCGGCGCCGCATTGAAGAGGCCACGAAAACACTTCAGGAGATCAAGGCGCGCTATTTTCTCGGCACGGCGGTCGAGTGTCCAAACCTCATCATGGGCGGCTCGGGCTATGGCCTCGACATCATCATTCAGCGCCTAGTCGGACTGAACACCTATTCGCTCAACATCACCTATGGCGAGATCGGCACCGGCTCGACCACGCCCGCACTTTCCGACACCGGACTTACCGCTCCCACGAATCGAGCGGCCGTTGGTTTTCAGCAGGATTACGGGCAAACCGACGCCATCGTGCAGTTCTTCTTTTCCGATTCGCAGCTCGATAACCAGACCTACAACGAGTTCGGCACGTTCATTGACGGCACCACGACCATCGGCTCGGGCCAGATTTTCAATCACGCGCTTCTGTCACCGGCATACGAAAAAACGGCGGGAACGGATACGACCGTTCAGGTGGACATCAATGTCGCCAATTCCTGATTTATGCGCTCCTTTCGCGTCATCGCCGGTCAGACAGGATTTCCGTCTCAATTCGACAATTTGCGGCATGACGCGCGTGGCGCCTCGTTCATGCTCGGACATCAGCAACTCGGCGCATTGGCGCTTCCGACCGCGCCCACCAACAGTCAGACGCTCACCCTCACGATCAATGGCGTTGCTATCGTGCTCACGGCCGTGGGGACGATCGGGAGTGCCGCCGGCAATGTGCTCAACCCCGGCACCGCAGCGGGTTTCGCCGCAAACGTGCTCGCGCTCCTCAACCAACCGCAGACCACGACCGGCAACGCCGTCGCGCTTTCAGCCGCAGATCAGCAGTTCCTGAGCTATCTGTCGTTCTCGCTCGTCGGCACCACGATCACGATCAGCAGCAGCAACAATTCCCTCTACGCGCCGCTCACATCATTCACCGCCGCGACAACCGTCACCGGTGCGAGCTGGACGGCGCAAACCATGCAGCTCTATGTCGAGCCCGGCGTCGTCTATGTGAACGGCACGCGCGTCATCTTCGCCGGCGGCTCGACGCCGACCGTCACCGCTCCGAGTTCGCATCCGCGCATCGACGTGCTCACCGTGGACAACACCGGGACGCTCGCCTGGACGACGGGCACCGAGAACGCATCCCCATCAGCGCCGACCTATCCTGCCGATAAGGTCGCTCTGTGTGAGCTATACAACGTGGTTGGCGAGACGGCGCTGTACGACCTCGAAAACGAGCAGAGCGGGCAGGGGTATATATCGAACGACGTGCGAGCCATCCTCGGTATGCCGTTCAACCCCGGCGCCATTCCCGATTCGCTCATTCCGTCATCCGCCAGCACGCTCGACCTCGGCAGCTCAGGGAACCCGTGGCGCAACATTTATGGCAATGGCTCAAACTTGACCGGCATCAACACGTCGTACGCCGGCCTGACCGGCTTCCTCGCGGCCGAAGCGGTTGCTGCGAATGCGGCCGTCGCGGCCGGTTATTACCAGAGCGACGGCGGCATCATGTTCGATACGACAGCGAACGGTTCGGTGGTCACGTCGGGCGGTGTGGGCACCATCTCCTTCACCGTCGCCAGCAATTCCAATCGTCTATTACTGGTTTTCCTTTCTGGAAGTGGAAACATCAGTCCGCCAGGAGGGCTCGCTTACAACGGCGTAAGCATGACCGGACTGGATAGCTTTTCGTATAACGCAAGCGATACGGGCGCACCTGGCGCTTCGGCTATTCTCGTCGCGCCATCCACAGGAACGAACAATCTCACGTTCAGTGGCTCGACGACCGCGACGTATTACTACTACATCGTCTCGCTCTATAACTGCGCGCAAAGCGGCCAACCCGACAATCACGGAACCGTTGCGGGAACCGGGACTAGCGCGACCCAGACGCTGTCCATCGTCCCGAATAACTACGGCGAGGTCATAGTTTCCGCCTCGTCTACCAGCGCAACGGGGTCAATTCAGTGGGAAAACACTGGGAGCAATACCGGCATGCACTTTGGCGACAGCGGCAAAATCTTTCCTCTCGAATCAATGTCCGTGAGCTGGACGGGAAGCACCGGATGGACACTGTCTATAGCGGTAAAGCCCTATACGGCGGCATCATTGGGCTACGTCGTCAACGCTAGCGCATCGAACGCATCGACCGGATATACCGACAATTACACTGGCTACCGCTCAAGCGCCTTCATCGGGTTCGTCAACGCTTCCGCCATCGCCGGTGGTTCCGTCACGGTCGCGCTGTCGGGCGTCCTCGGGTCGTTCTCGTCGCTCCTCGCCGGCGCGCAATATTATCTGTCGAATACCGGCGGTGCGATCGCCACGACGGCTGGAAGCATCACGAGAAAGCTCGGCATCGCCATATCCACAACCCAGCTCGTGGTCACGAATATCTGGTGAGGCAGGTGCTATAATTTACCTGTATGGCTTCGCTGAAGGTCATCCTGATAGCCAACGCCTGCCAGTGGGTTTCGTGGGCCGACAAGATCGCTGCCATCAAGGCGTTCTACGCGCCGCTCGTCGAGCTCCAGATTGACATCAAATACACCGACTTTCAGGACATCCCGCTCGGCAGTTATCCGGGCAGCGTCACCGTTTTCGGCCCCAATGGAACGACCGACGTTCCCGGCACTGATCTTGAGATCGACCAGACCTGGTTCAACGACAACATCGGCCCGCTCATCACCGGCTACGACATCGCCGTATTTCAAGCCGCCAATGTCGCCGCGACGGGCCTGCCGCTCGGCATCAAGTTCGAAGAACTGAATGGGACGTGGTGCGCCGAGACGTTCGTGCCGGCCGAGGACAATGTGTACGTGCTGCCGCCGCTGCCCGGTGCGAGCATCGGCGTCAATCTCGGCAACGAGGCGATCATAGACATCGAGCACGAAATATCGCACGCGCTCTATTCGATCGCCGGGCAGACGGACAACACGCACCTCTACTTCTACGCCAACAACTTCGCGCGCGTGCTCACGGACATCAAGCTGCCCAACCAAAGTGCGCTCATTTCCCTTTATCAGAACGTCATCGCCGACCTTCAGTCGGAGCTCGGCATTATCAAGCAACAGCAATCAACCGCCGATATGGAACCATCCCAAACCGCACAGGCGCCCGCAGGAGCCACACAGACCCCAACCACGACCGAACCGTCATTTCCTGCTAAAATCGTGTCCTGGGCCAATATAATCGCGCAAGAGGAAGGCGCCGTGGCCGAACTCAACAATCCGGGCAATCTCGGCTATGCGTCCCTCACGCAATCGTGGGGAGCGATCCAAGGCCCCGCGAAAGGCGACGGCGGCTATCTCGCGCAGTTCCCGACCTACGAGGCGGGCTACACGGCGCTTTGCAATTTTCTGGTACTCGGCTGCGAAGACCAACTCGCCGATTTCCACAACGCGCGCACGCTTGCGGCCTTCACCAATGTCTATGCAGACAATCCCCCGACGGGTTATCTGGATGTCATCGTCGAGGCGATGGGAGGCGACCCGAACGTTCAGATCAGCACCTTCCTGAATTAGCGGTCGATTTTATTCGCCAATCATTCGTATCTGTATGACATCAGGAGAACTCACCTCGATCGCGTCCGTCATCATCATGGTGTTCGGCGCGCTCGGCATCACCATCGATCCGTCGCTCATCCAGGGCTCACTCGCCGGCATCGTGTCTATCATCGGCGTCGCGACCGCTGTGTGGACTTGGTACAAGCACCGGCAGGTGGTTGCTGCCCAGTAGACACAGACGGGCTTTCGCGGCCTCGGGACGGAAGACCTAACAAGCGTAATTGGACGAAGAGCCCAAATCAGGGCTCTTCGTGATATTAGGCCAAATACCCATACATACGCAGACGTTGCATTTCTTAATCAGTTTTCCCTTTACTTTGTTCAAACCACGACGCATCGTTTCGCGAAAATAGGGAGTGGCAGCAAATGCCACATCCATGGGGGGACGGTGCATATGTTTACAACTGGAGCAGCGAGAGCGCTGCTGAGCATGGCGGCTTGCGTTGCATCGGCCGTCTTCTTATACGCCGAATCGGCACAAGCTAACTGCACGCCAGGTGTGAGTTGCGGAGGCAGCAGCAGACCGATTGTTCGCCCGCAAGTTCGTCCTCAAATGCGACCACAAGTCGGGCGCCCAGGCACGCAAGGCGGGGCAGTCATGGGCGCGCGTCCCGGATTTCAAAATCGCGGTGGTATGGCGAATCGGAGTTTTCGTGGCCGCGCCTTCGGCAGTTTTTCCCCATATGAGCACCAACGATGGGCAGGCGGCCATTGGCACAATGAATGGCATGCCGGACGCATGGGCTGGTGGTGGGAAGTGGATGGGGCCTGGTACCTGTATAACGACCCGATCTATCCATTTCCCGACTATGTCGCCGATTTCGTGGATGAGCCGGCCGCCACAGCGGCCGATCAATCTGGGCAGCTTTGGTATTTTTGCGACGCCAGTCAGACCTTCTTTCCCTACGTGAACGCGTGTCCCGGCGGGTGGCGAGCAATGCCAGCCGGCGCTGCACCCTAATTTCGGTCGTACGGGCGCTTACACTAATCAGAAACTTCACACGAATTCGGAGGAACACGTGAATTTCAAAAAAGCAGGCGTGGCGGCCTTCACCGCTACTGCCTTCCTTCTCGCTGCGTGCGCGGCTCCCCCAATGGGACCAACGGTCGCGGTCATGCCATCGCCCAGCAAGCCGATGGACATATTCCAACGCGATAGCGCCGACTGCCAGCAGTATGCACAAGGCATCGCTCAGCAAACGGTCGATCAGACCAATCAACAGGTGGCGGGCCAAATAATCATTGGCGCGCTCCTTGGTGCCGCGCTCGGCGGACTTGCGGGCGGAGCCGGGAGAGCGGTTGCGACCGGCGCAGCGGCTGGAGCGATGGTCGGCACCGCTGTTGCCGCCGATGCTGCGCCGTGGGCACAGCTATCGATCCAGCAGCAGTATGACATCGCATATTCGCAATGCATGTACTCTCGCGGCGACCAGGTGCCCGGGTATGTGCAACGGTATACGCTGCCGCCGCCACCGCCGCCTCGCAGCTAACACAAGCGCTCAAGGGGGAGAACATGAAAGGGCTAGCGATCATTCTGAACGTGTTTATTCCCGGCGTCGGCAGTTTCGTCGTAGGGAAGCCAGGTCAAGGCATCGCGCAAATTTTGCTTTACGCGCTTGGCATAGTCCTATGCTTCACCGTCATCGGGGTTATTGTTGGCGCCCCATTGTGCTTCGGAATTTGGATCTGGGGCATCGTGACGGCGGCCAGCAGCGGCCAGCAACAGCAGCCGCAGATCATCATTCAGCAGAATGTCACTCACGGCGTCGCGAGCCATACGGTTTCGCCGAACGGCGTCGAATATCGCAATCAGCCGCTTGCCGCTAACAGAGATGCTTCGCTTCTCGACGCCACACCGCGAGTCACGCAAACGAGAACCGACTAGGTTTTTTACGATGCGACCGCACCCAACGCGGATAATCCGCGCTTTATTTCTTGTCGCGGGCCTCCTCTTTGCGACGAATGCGGCGCACGCGCAGCTCGGGCTCCCTGATTGTCCGGCGCCGGCCCAATGGACGAGCGCCGGCATCGGAATGACGTGTCAATGTCCGGATGGCACAAACTTAGGGTTAGGACAGAGTTGTCCCGCCGCAGCGCCAGAAGTTCCGCAGCTACCACCGGGCGCGCAAATGTGCGCCAATGGCAATTGGTGTAACGCAGGTATGCACTGTTCGACCGATTTTCCGGATAAGTGCGAGCGCGATCTCCAACCGGGCGAAGTGTATTGCGGTCCGGGACGATCTTGTAATGCAGGAACCTATTGCAGTCGCGACGGCATTCATTGCACACCCGAAGGTCAAGTGGATTGCGGCAATTATTCCTGTCCAACCGGATTGCAATGCGCACCGGACGGTCAACCACAACAGTGTGTTCGTGAAGCAGATCGTAAGCCACAAGTTGATCCGAATGATCCAGAAACGTGGCCACCCTTCAAATGCGGCGATCACAACTGTCCCGGAAATACGGCATGTACTCGCCAAAAGACCTGTGAGCGCTTCGCTTTTAATCGCGATCAGGGTATCGGACGGTGGGGCGAAATTCGATATACCGGTGCAGGCAAACGGCTTCGCCCGCATGCTGGCAACTCCCGAACGTTTCACTTACTCTCGAAACGACATTGGTTTTTTCCGGAAGGCGGAGGGTACGAAGGAAGGATTCGAGAACGCCTAAAGAATGAACTCGGCGACCTCATATCACAGATCATCTATTTCTCTGTCATTTGCCGCAGCGAAAATATCAACCCTGACAATGGCGACACACCTGTCGTCGAATTCACTAATATTGACCCCGCTACCAACCCGGTAGCGACTCAGTTGCCCCCGATCAATCAAGACGATACCCCTGATAGCGACGACGTTCTTGCCGAAACTTGCAGTTCGGACGATTAACCTCGGCGCGCATTATTGACCAAAAGAACGATCTAGGGAGGGGGCCATGCGAATCATCATCGCCTTTTTCTGTCCATGGCTCGCCTTTTTGACAATGGGCAAGCCAGGCAAAGCGTTATTCGCCTTTCTGCTGCAATGTTCCCTCATCGGATGGCCTATCGCCTTTTGGTGGGCAGTCATCTCAGGCGCTCAATACTACGCCGACAAACGCACCGATCGCATCGTCAACGCCATCAAAGAAACCCGTCCCACCGCGCCTATCTACCAGCCGATGCACGGCGTACCGCCGCAGTACCCGCCGCAAGTCGAGCAGCAATCTACTCCGGCGATCATGGCTCGATATGAACGGCACTCCGTTCCGCAGTCGCCCCAGAACGATGGCTACGAAAGCATCATGCAGCATGACGATGAGCTGGAGCGGGGGCCGCCGGCTCATACTACGCAACGCGCACCGCAGCCGCCACACCGGGCAACTCCCGAGCCGAAGCACCCTCAGAACCTCTCCGAGGTGCTCGGTGATTTTTCCATTCCCTACAAGGGGGCCGCGTTCCCGCTCCAACCTGTTAGGAGAAGCGTCGAAATTCCTATCCCGCGATTCCGCGTTCCGGCGCTCGCAATTTCGCCTGCGACGATCCTTCTCGCTTTCATCGCTTGTCTACTTCCAGCGGCGGCTGCGGAAACAGCACTCTTATTTTTCTCTCCGCAGTATTGGTATACCCCATTCCCCCACCTAATGATCCAAATACTACCAGCTCTTGCGATCGTGGACTTGGCTGTTGCCCTTGTCGTCCTGTCTCCGCTCACAGTGCATCCAAACACGCGCCGGGCAGCGAGCCTGGGTTGGCATTTTCTCGCGTCCCTCATTCTGTTCATTATCGCCATTCCGGCCTGCATCGACGTATATCGCTATTTGGGCCAAGAGGTTTTGGTACTCGCGCTTGCTGTATTCGGCGTCGGCATTTTTCCCGCCGCCATCGTCACCGAAATTCACATCGACCAATCGAAGGGTGCACTCTTCTTTCTCTTGGGCCTTGGCATTGCCGCCACGTTCTTTTGGCTCGGCCGGTGGAGTTCGAGATCGGCCGCACGACAGACACTGAATCTAACGAAGCGCATCCCGTAGCTACTTATCCACACCTCCTTCCCTCGACAATTCCCCCATCCATGCTTCAATGAAGCTACCGTGAATGGGTGGATTCGTGGTCAGAAAGCCGCGCCGCCACCCCGGAGCGGCTTTCTGTTTCAACCGCGATTCGCTCTTTCATAGAACGCAACTGAAGACCGTCATTTCCCGATAGGGAGGAAGGCAGGAGAAGCGCTACGTGCGCACGACTTACAGGATGACCGAGGGTCGTCTGACTCCTGAAAACGCTGGGCTGCCCCCGGCTCGAAATAGGGGGCCTCGACAGGCACAGGGACGCACGCGCGCCCCACAATCCCTTTCCGCTTACACTCGATGATAGCTCTGCATTCTATGAAATCCTCGCGCTTATAAGTTCCCCTTTACCCTGCAAAAACAGGGAAGGTCGCTACAGCTCAACGGCACAATATTTCATGACAGGTTCAATGGATAACTTCTGCAACCGCTGCCGTAAACAATTCCGATCAGCAACCGGCTTCGAGCAGCATCTCGCTCGCAATATCAATCACAAGGCAGCTCCTCCGACGACAGATCGGGAGATTAATGCCATGCAGGAGCGCTACGTTTTTACGGCGCCGGCGCATTGATTATTTTCCGGCATCGTCTCATTTTTCCACTGGCATTTCCTTCAAAGGGTATACGTACAGGCATGCGCCAACATATACCTCTTGTTCGTATGTTCTGTTCGTATGCTTCCGCGCGCTGAAAGGCGCGGATTCCCTGCATTTCCGCCACCGTTCGCGCGCGCCTCCGGCCGCGACTTCCCTAAATCTTTTGTCCTCACTTCCTTCTCTCCGAGCAGGCCTATTCCAACCTGCCGCGCTGCTGATCCGCCACACGTGCCCCGCCGCTAAAGCGCCGGTGCAGGTGTCGAGCTCCGCTTCGCGCGACAGGACAGATTTAGGGAAGTCGCGGCCGAGCACGCTCCGGTGGCGGCAGTTCCTTCAGTGATCCGTTCCGGCTGGCGCCGTCCGGCCTGCGGGCTATTGAACACGCCTCCGGCGCGTCCAATAGTCCTCGCCACGGCCGTCCCCAGCCGGAGCCGTGCTCCGTTGCCCTGCGGGGCAAATAAGTGCCAATCCGGGGCAATTAAAATAGCGTCCGGTTCCGGCTCAGCGGCAGTCCGGCCCCAATTCGCAACACACCATAAAAATCAGGGCAGCGGAAGTTGCGCAGATTCAGCTTAGCGGTAAGCTGTAGGAAGAAATTATCAGATTAGCTTTCAGCGTATGGAGCGACTTTGGGTTTGCAGAGAGTCAGCGTGCCGTCGTGGTGTCATCCGGTCGTACGAGGACATCGCTAATAATGGCAATCCCTATTGCCCGGACTGTGGAACTGAGATGCAACTGACCATCGCGTCGTGCAGTCGGTTCAAGGAAGTCGTGTCTCGGCGAGAGATTGTGCTCTGACCTCCGGCCTCTTCGGAGGCCGCCTAAGGAAGCTCTTTTAGGAAGCCGCACGAGTCGGCATCGGCCAGTAGGCCGACGCCGCCTGGCGTCTTCCCAAAAGAAGCTGCTCTTGGAGCCGGCTCCCTTCGGTCGCCGGCTCACGCCGGAAGCTCATTAATCGAAACCGAATTATGGAAATGAAGCTTTATTCCGTCAGCGTAGCGTACCGGGTCAACGGCTGCGTCCGCGTGTTTGCCGAAAATGAGACCGCGGCGCGAGCCAACGTAGAACAATTATTGACGTACCACGATGCTGCCGCTCGCATCGACCATGACGGCCAAGCCGAGATACTCGACTTCTATATTACCGACGTGGAGCAGGGGGACGAAAACCTCAAGAATCTTGTGGACAGCGCGAGCGTCAATTCCGACCTGCTAGGCGAAGATTCAGAATAGCGTATGCACATCAAAATTGATTACGAATTAGCGAAGCAGATGAAGGACGCAGGGTTTCCTCAGCACATTGTGGAGGGTAGCTTTTATTGGATTGTGTCGCCGGTACGCAAGGCGCCGAGACGATTCTGCTGGGGCGGCGACGGTGAAGACAAACCGTACGGTGAATACGTGCTCGAACCCACCCTCGAAGAACTCATAGAAGCGTGTGGAGAGAACATTGAGGCGCTTACTCATGAGCATTCTCACGCAGGAAATTCTTGGGTCGCAAGTGCCTTCCATATCAGTGCTCATGGTCGTGGCTTGACCCCGGCCGAAGCCGTAGCCCGATTGTGGCTCGCGCTCCACAAAGGCGTATGAACACAAAAGAAGCTGGCCGCAGGGGCGGCATCGCCCGCGCCCGCAAACTCAACAAGAAGCGCCGTAGCGAGATCGCCCGGATGGGCGGGAAAGCAGGGGGCAGGAACCGTCGGAAGGCATCAAAACGCGCCTATGGGCCTCGATAAATTCTTCCAAGGTACATTCGCCGTGAGATGCGGTAATTGCCGCTATGAGGGCCGTTTGACGGTCGGCGAGCAGGATGAGACGGTTGCACACACTCCGTGCCCGCAGTGCGGCTCCCATGACCTCACCGGGTCGTTCCTCTTCCGAGGGCCGGAGCAGCAGCGATTGCTGTAGCATGGCGAGCCGACCAAAGACGATTCAGCCGGTAGCCGCTGCCAAAAGGCAGCGGCCTCTGGGGCACTTGCCTTCCGCGGCGACTCGCGTGCGAATCGCGCAAATGAAGGAAATGAAAAGTGAATCCTGCATCCACAAAACGCGTACCCATTGAACTCCGAATACCTGCGGGGTGGGGCGATGACCCGTTGTCCAATTTCTTGGCTATAGCTCAGCGTAACCAACGTGCCACGTTTGCAAACTGCAAGGGCGAATATGAGCTCTTGCAAGAGATCGATTCCACTTTCATTCGGATTGGCGAAAACCTCATCAACCCGCAGAACATCCTCTCCGCGAATATGTTTTACCGATCCCATTCGGCATATCGCGCCGCATGCGGCGCTAGCATCGCAGGGCAGGCTCCCGAATCCTTTGTGTTGCTACGGTCGTGCCTCGAATACGCAGGATACGGCCTATACATTTTTAGGAACCCGGAAGCCGGCTTCAAATGGCTCAATCGGCATCAGAGCGATGCAGACAAGCGTGCCATGCGAAACGAATTCAAAGCTATAAACATTCAGGCAGTCGTCGCTTCGGCCGAAAGGCGCCTTGGTGAGGTCTTCCAAGAGCTATACGAACGGTCGATTGATTTTGGTGGGCATCCGAACGTGATGGGCGTTTCGGGCAATATGTCCGCGAAAGACGAGGGTGATCGCGTTCAATTGAGTCACCATTATCTGCACGCCAACGACACGGGATTTTATATGGCGCTCAAGTCAACAGCACAGGTAGGAGCGACCAGCTTGCACATATTCCAGCATGTCTTCACTGCTCGATTTCAGATCCTCGGCGTTCGCGAGACGCTCGCAAAGCTGCGAACGAAGGATATCTAGTCTCCAATTCCCCAGAGCCCCGGCGGGTTAAAATAAAGCGGGCCGCTCTTTCGTGAGTTTACGAGTGTCCGGCTGAGCGCCGGCCGGGAAACGGCAAGCTCAGTGCCGTCGTTATCGCGACGGGACAGCCCCCGTCGTTCTCATCCGGGCACTCTTAACCTCATGCGATGCAGGATCGTCTAACGGTAGGACACGCCGGCTTTGAACCGGTGGATGATGGTCCGAATCCATCTTCTGCAACATGCTCATCGGACACCAGTTCGCCACCGGCGAGGCGTTGAACCTTTCGGAGGATGACCGCGCCAGACATATTTATTGTCTTGGAATGTCAGGGTCGGGAAAAACAAATCTCATGCTCAACATGGCCCGGCAGGAGATCGAGCCCGGCCACGGCGTCTGCTTCATTGACCCGCACGGCGACGGCGCCCGTACCCTCTTGGATGCGATACCGGCCTGGCGGGTCAATGATGTCATTTACCTCGACCCCTCGGATACCGAACAGCCCATCGGCTTCAACCCGCTCGAATGCCACGACCCCGCGCGCCGGCCGCTCGTCGCCGATGGCGTCGTCTCGGCGTTTAAGCATGTCTTCGCCGATAGCTGGGGGCCGCGGCTGGAACATTTCCTCCTGAACGCCTGCCGCACGCTCTTGGAGCAGGATGGCGCGACCTTGCTGGGCATCCCGCTGCTATTCCTCGATGCGAAGTTCCGGAAGGCGGCGGTGCGGCAGGTGCGCGACCCCGTCGTCCGCATGTTCTGGGAGCTCGAATACCCGAGCTATTCGGAGCGGCTCCTGAGCGACGCGCTTTCGCCTATCTTCAACAAGATAAACCGGGTGCTCTCATCGCCCGACGTGCGCAACATCCTGTGCCAGCCCAAGAGCACGATAGACATGCGGGAAATCATGGATGGCGGAAAGGTGCTCATCGTGAACCTGTCGAAGGGCAGCGTCGGGGAGGGCAACGCGCATCTGCTCGGGGCGCTGCTGGTCAATGCGATCGCGCAGGCGGCGCTCTCGCGCGAGGACACGCCCAGCGAAGAGCGCCCGCCGTTCCATCTGTACGTGGACGAGTTTCAAAACTTCGCCACCGACAGCTTCGCGCTCATTCTCTCCGAGGCCCGCAAGTACGCCCTCACCCTCACGCTGGCGCATCAATTCCTCGACCAGGTGCCGGACGCCCTGCGCCAGGCCGTGTTCGGCAACTGCGGCTCGTTCATCTCGCTGCGCGTCGGTGCCGAGGATGCGCCGCTCGTTGCCAAGCATCTCGGGCTAGCGAACCCGCAGCGGGTGATGGACTTGGCGAACTACCGGGCCGTGGGGCGCTTCCTGTTGGACGGCGTGCCGACGAGCCCGACGCATCTGCGGCTGGAGAAGCTGCCGGTGCCGACCGATTCGCGTGCGGCGCAGATCGTGGCGAACAGCAGGAATACGCGGGGACGGCCGAGGGCGAGCGTGGAGGAGCGGGTGGGGCGGTTCCTGAAAGAAAAACCCCCGGCTCGTCGCCGGGGGTCATCCCATTAGCTCTTGAAGAAAACAACAATCAATTTCAATAACGCGACCAAAAAAGACAAAACTACAATCAGTATTTCTACAATATTCCGCATGTACATCCTCCGAATCAGGAGGCGCGGTGAAATAGCTATGGCCTAATACGGAGGTGTGTTACCAACTATGTCGGTCTGATACTAACAAATGCCACTTCGGCTAAGTGCGCCTCGCGCAAGTAGATAGGAAATGCCCAAAAATTTTCAAGGGCCGATCAGGCCCAATAGACCACCCACCAACCTCCCTCACTCACCCGAGCTTCCGCGCTGCGTTCCGAATAATGACGAGGCCCGACGCGATGCGATGACACTTTCCATCCACGAGAATCAGGAATAGGAAAGTGGCATGTCTAACGATCATTTACATTCCCATCTTCTATCAGCGAGGATGGACCGACTCGGATGGCTGGCTGTGTGAATATAAGCAGCGGCCTAGAGGCGTAAGGGGCCGATGGACGGTTCCCGCAGGCACGGGATATAAGCCGGGCCTATATACTTTCGCTGGCCTTGCCCCAGGGGCAGCTCACTGGCTTGAAGACGTGTTCTTCGCTCGCGTCGATAATTTGGCGGCGAGAGCTCACCAGCGGTTGCTTGCTGACGACGTGAACTTGGTGGGCGAGGCCAAGAGCGCGTGGTCGCGTTTCATCATGACCCTCATGTATCGGACACCGGAGGGCGTCGAACGAATAACGCGTCGCATGGCTGCGATGTTGCCGGAGACTTTAGTGGAGGCGCGCAGGAACTATCCGATGACGAGGCGCGATACCGATCCTCCCACTTTCGACGAATTTCGCGGAGGGTTGTCTGACGAGGACGCCGTGCAAGCGGCGACGGTTATGGCCCTACAACGCCTCATGGATAGCGAACGCATTGGAACGGCTTTGAATCGGATGGCGTGGGCTGTCATTCGCACGAGCCATTCATCGCCACCGTTGCTGACTTCCGATCGGCCTATCATCACCTCGAATGGCTTAGGCAATCCCGGCGCGTTCCTGATATTGCCGATTTCTTTTGATCGCATCTTCATTGCGGCGAACTCGATGGATACGATTGAGCGATTTCACGCGCAAGGCAACGACTTCGTTAGCAAAGTGGATACGATGGTGGTGCGGCAAGCGCGGGCGTTCGTCTATTGCACAGATGAATCACGAGTGTCGTTCGTGTCAGAATATCTTGGCGAAAGGTTAGCGATTCCTCCCTACGACCAACATGCAGATTTCCACCAATTGCCCGCGATTGACGATTGGCTTGCTATACGGGCTGCATAAAAAAGCTCCTAAGAGACGCGCGGTTTCTGAGCCAAATTGTAGTGCCACGAAAAAGCGCCAAGGGTGCACGAGTGGCGGTGGTTATCGGCGTCCTTTTTGAAAAAACCCGAACACGCTCAAGACCACCGAAAAGACGCTTACAAACAAACTCCCCCCAGCAATCCAATATGATCTGTCGGCAGCAGCGCGATCATCGAGATGTTCGCGGTACTCGACCGCACGCGGCAAAAGAGCCCGTACGTCGGCTGACTCAGCTCCCATACAGGCGACGTGTACATTTTCGCAAGGATTGCCCTGGAGCGCAAATAACTCCAGCTCAGGCATCGTAATGAGGTCTACAAAAATGCCATTGAGTCGATTTTGATCGGTCTTAAGTGGACGATCCGCGACCTCCTTCAATCGCTCCAGGGCGGCGTCTATTTGACCGTTCTCCTTCCCATGGATAAATCCAAGCACACCCGCGCTCAGACCCGCGCAAAGAGTGGCTACGAAAAGTTCCGTTGACATTCGGTGCCACACTGGCGTGGACATCCATACCTCCGTCTTTCGTGTTATACCCCCAACATGAACATTTTCGAAGAGATGCGGCCGTAGATATCAATAATGAAGTACTTCCTCTACCGTCCTGCCGGTCATCGGCCTCAAGTTTGGCAAATTACTGACTCTCGTGCCCTTCGGTACGGCCTATCCAACGCGGCCAATTCGCCCGGCGGCTTCTTCGATGCGGCGCCTGGTGAAACCATATGGACTGCCTTGGAGCGGCAAACCGGATGGTTCGGCCCAAACGGCGAGAACCCCTTTATTGAACTCGACCTCTCGCCCGGTGAATTTTATCCACGCATAATTCGCCCGATCGACCAGCATCCTGACGATGGCCTCGGATACAATCGGAACGGTTTGGACTACCCAAACGAACTGGCCGTCGAACAGAGCCAATTGGCAGTCCTGTTCCGGCAGCTAGACCGCATCTGTCAGACCGTCCATCCAAGAGACGCCAACATGGCGGCGTTCGGACACGACATTAGAAATCTATTGATTTTAGCGTGCACGGAGGTCGAGGCCCAATGGCAGGCCGTCTTTGCGGCGAACGGTAAGACCGGTCAGCACAGTACGGCCGACTACGTTGGCCTCAATGCCGCGATGGGACTCAGTGCCTTCTCAGTGCGGTTTCCCGCGTATCCATGGCTCGACCGATTTGCGCCGTTTCGTTTTTGGGATCGAAGCGCACCAAGCAAGACGTTGCCTTGGTACGACGCCTACAACGACACGAAGCACAATCGGGAATTCAGGTTCGCCAGCGCCACCTTGAAACATGTTTTTGATGCGATAGCCGCGAACGTCATAATGCTGGTCGCGCAATTCGGCATCGTTCTCGGCGTACCTTCCCATTCAGATTTTGCCGGGAAGTTTGAGCTCGCAGAGGTGCCTGATTGGCCTCTTGGCAGCATCTACACGCTTCCTTATGAGGTACCTGACGGGCAGTGGACGCCAAAGAATTACGATTTTTCGATGGAACGACCGGCGCCAATGTCGAAGCCCTACCATCCTCCGCCTAAGGGCTTGATGCGGCATTAGCCCTCGAAGTTGTCTATTGCCATTCGCACGACCTCCGCCTCGCTAACTCCGAGCTTCCGTGCCGCCTTCCGAATAATGACCCTGTGTCGCTTATAAACGCGCGCGCCGAGCGGCAGCGGCTTCTCCTCCTTCAAATTATTCATATGCCAGCACTATACCATGCGCTGGCGCGCTGCCGGGGTTATCCACAGGTGTCCGCTTGCGCGATAGCGCGAATATGATTCAATGGTGAGCAGACAGCTCACGCGCACGTCGAAGCGCGATTATCAGCAATTACAAATCCTAACGCCTCTTGCGCGGCGTCATCGTTAGGTGCGCCGCGCAGGGGGAAATCAAAATATGAAAATCAATATCACAGAAGCGATGGACGCATTGTTGGCAGAGGCGGATATCAAGAACGGCTACAGCGCAATCCGAGTCGAGTTGACCCGCGACGACGAGGGCCGCGACGAGATCGAATGGATGATCTACGCGGCACCTGCCGGAACCATAGATCGCACATGGAGCGATCAGGCAGAAAGCTACCCGGACGCACTTAAGAACCTTAAAAAGAAGCATCGCGAAGCCAGAGGGGAGAAGTCATTCACCGAAGATTGAGTATGACAAAGCTCTACACCTGGAAGATGGCCCGCGCTGACAGCGACCGCGCGCTCGCCGTCTACCGCCGCCACGCATACGTCAAGCGTTGCGAGAAAGCGGGGTTGCTGCCGTACAGCCCGAACCCGACGACACTGGTCTGCGGCTTGCTCGCCATCGCGGTCGTCTTATTCGCTAACCCGATCTACGCATAGGTATGCGCAAAATTAAATTCAGGGTGCGCAACAAAAACCATGGCGAATGGTGCTATTTCTCCCTTCCTTGGGGCGACGAGCTGTATCTGTCAGACAATCTTGACCCGGAAACCTGTAGCCAATTCACCGGCCTCTTGGATAAATCAGGAAAAGAGATTTATGAGGGGGATATTTTTCGCGTTTCGCACGGAGGTGTTGGGTATGTTCAATTTCGACGCGCCGCATTTGTAGCTGTCAGTGCTCTCAGCGAGTTAGACGAGGGAGAACTTGATGGACAAGAAATCGAAGTCATCGGCAACATCTACGAGAATCCCGGCCTTATCAGTTCAAACTAACACCATGGAAATCACAACATTCAAACTGCAAGGCATCGGCATCATGAAGGACGGTCAGTTGGCCGCCATCGTGATAGAGAACGGAAAGCCGGTGCACTACGCCGTCAAGGAGATGGGCAATCAGGACATGGAGGCACTTTACGAGGTGGATAAAGCACAGAGCGTATGACGCCTCCCGACAATCGCATCGAAAAATCGGAACAGATCAACGAACTTGCCTTGGCGCTTTCCAAGTTCCAGTCGGAAGTGCAGGGCGTCAAGAAGGACGGCGACAACCCCTTCTTCCACTCGAAGTACGCCACGCTCGAAGGCATCATCACGACCGTGCGCTCGCCGCTCGCAAAGCATGGCCTCGCCTTCGCCCAGTTTCCCTGCGGCGAGAACGGCCTCACGACGCTCGTGCTGCACACGTCCGGCCAGTACATCGCCGCGACGTTCACGATGAAGCCGAAGGACGCGACACCGCAGGGCGTCGGCAGCGCGATTACCTATGCCCGCCGGTATGCGCTCTCGGCCGCCCTCGGCATCGCCACGGAGGAAGACGACGACGGCAACGCGGCTTCCAGCCCGCGCCGCGAGACGATGAAGCCGTACACTGTGCCGCGCACGCGGCTGTCCGATGACGAGGATGAGACGGGCGCGGCCCATGCCAAGCAGCCGGAGCCGAAGGAGATAGACAAGTCGCTCAAGATCAAGATCGCGGCGCTTCTCAAGGACGGCTACGGCTACACGATGCTCGGCAAGAAGAAGGAAGCGGTCGAGAAGAAGGTCAAAGACCTCACGCAGCTCGACCTCACCGACGGAAATTACGAAGCAATCGTCGAAGCTCTCGAACGCGACATCGCGGAGCGCCGCGCCGATGCGGAGGAGTTCGACCAAACCGCCTGAGTATGACTGCCAACACTGAAAAGCAGCTCGTCCAATATCGCGAAAAGACGAACGAGGCTCTCACCGCCGCGCAGTCCCTCGAAGTGTCGGACTACGAAGGTGTGATGGACGCGGCCGACTTCCTTTACAAAGTAAAGTCCATCGCCGACCAGATCACGGAGCGCAAAGAGGCGATCACCAGGCCGCTCAACGAGGGTCTGAAATCCGCCCGCAAGCTGTTCAAGGAAATTGAGCAAAACTACCTGGCGGCCGAAAAGATCGCGAAAGACAAAATCCTCGACTGGCATTACCAGGAATGGAAGAAGGGAAACCAGACCGACAACAAGATCGCCGGCCATGATGGCAACGTCGTCGTCGTCGAGCGGTTCGTCGTCGAGATAACGGACGAGGAAAGCATCCCGCGCGACCTGTGCTCGCCGGACAAGGAGAAGATCGAGCACCACCTGCGCGCTGGGCATAAATTGAAAGGTGCGAAGCTGGTGCAACATTATTCGCTCACAGCGGGGAGGAACTAACCCTCCCTGCAATTACCCTATGGCAGACAAGATTTTTGCGGATGGCCTGATATTCAAAGCCCCGCGCGAAGGTGCGCCCGAATTCGTGAAGGCCAGCATCTCGATCAAGGTCGCGGAGTTCATCTCCTTCCTCGAAGCGAACGTGAAGCCGGATGGCTGGCTCAATCTAGACGTGAAGGAGAGCCGCGGCGGGAAGCTGTATTGTGAGTTGAACACCTACCAACGCGGAGGGCGGTCGTACTCCGCGCGTGAGGAGGCGCAGGAGGAGCCGGTGGACGACATTAACCCGGACGACATCCCGTTCTGACGTATGAAAGCTTTCACCCTCACACTTGGCAAAACCGCTGACCAATACCGAAAAGCGTTCAAAAAAGGCGACATACAGCTCTCATCACGCGGCGAAGACCTGCTCTCAAAGATGCCTGTTGGCAAAAAGGAAAAGGTCGAAGTCGGCATTATGACCGTTCGAGATTTGGGCTTCACCACATACACGACCACAACCGAACTATTCACCCGCATCAAAGAGAAGGGATATGACCTGTGTCTCGCAGAAGTCGGTCCCGCACTGCGGCTCGCGTACACCAACCAACCCGTAGGACAATGGTTATATGTCGCGATGGAGCAAATCATCGACTCCGACGGCCACCCGGACGTGTTCAGCGTCGAGCGGGACGTTGGCGGCGAGCGCTGGCTCCGCAGCCTTTGGGTCAGTCCCGACAGCAAGTGGGACCTCGGCCACGAGTTGGTGTTCCGTCTCCGCAAGTCCTCGGGACTTGAGCCCTCAGAAAAGCCCTTGGACACTTTGCCCTTAGAACTCACGATCAATGGACTCGTCTATCGCCGAGGATGAGCGATCTTCGCACCAATTATCGTATGCCCCCCTTCCGCGTCCTGATCGAGAAAGGTGAAATCCGCTTCGGCTCAATGAAG